ACACCAACGAGGCAACGATGGCTCTGATTAGATTAGACGTACCCGCTGGGGTTTACCGCAACGGCACCGACTTGCAGAGCATGGGCCGCTGGCGCGATGCCAGCCTGATACGTTGGATCGACGGCACGATGCAGCCGGTCAAGGGTTGGCGTACAAGATCCGACACCGCCACGAATGCCACGCCGCGCGGCATGGTAAACTGGGCAGACAATTCAAACGACCGTTGGTATGCCACCGGCACATATAACAAGCTATACGTCTACGGCGGCGGCACCGGCACGCAATACGACATCACGCCGACAGGCTTGGCCACTGGCCGCGAGGATGCTGTCGCGTTCACCGGCTACGGCGGCAACACATATGGCAATTACGCATACGGCATTGCGCGGCCAGACACGTCACGCATACAGCCTGCAACCGCGTGGAATTTGCAGCTGTGGGGCGAATACCTGCTGGCCAATAACCGTGACGACGGCAAGGTCTACGAGTGGCAACTGGACAACACCGCAATCGCCGCGCAAGTTGCCAACGCGCCAATAAACAACAAAAGCATCGTCGTGACGGAAGAGCGCTTCCTGATGTGCCTTGGCGCTGGCGGCAATGTGCGCAAGGTGCAGTGGTCAGACCGCGAAGACAACACGACGTGGACGCCGTCAGCGCAGAACGAGGCTGGCGACCTTGAGCTGTCTACAGAAGGCGAGATCATGGCTGGCGTCAGCGTGAAGGGCCAGACGCTTATCCTGACAACGCGCGACGCGCATGTCGCCAACTATATTGGCCCGCCATATGTGTATGGCATTGAGCGCGTCGGCTCAGCCTGCGGGCTTGCGGCCAACTTGGCATATGCCAGCGTAGACGCCGGATGCTTCTGGATGGGCGTCCACGCGTTCTACGTTTACAGCGGCGGCCAAGTACAGGAGATGCCGTGCGACGTGTCCGACTACGTTTTCAACGACATCAACCGCGCGCAGATCAGCAAGGCGTTTGCCATGTCAAACGGCAAATACGGTGAAATATGGTGGTTCTACCCGTCGAGCGACTCCACAGAGAACAACCGCTACGTTGCATATAATTACGTCGAAAACACATGGTCTATTGGCACGATGGCGCGCTCTGCGGGATCTGATGCAGGCACGTTCATTTACCCGCTGATGGCCGACCCGTCTAACAATAAGATATATGAGCATGAGGTGGGCTACGAATACAACGGCGCAACGCCGTTTGCGGAAACCGGCCCGATCATGCTTGGCTCCGGCGACAACGTTGTCAGCGTGACGGAGATGATCCCCGACGAGAAAACGCAGGGCGATGTCAGCGCCACGTTTAAGACGCGCTTCTATCCAAACGGCACCGAGCGATCATACGGGCCGTTTAGCATGGCCAACCCGACTAACATGCGCTTCACTGGCCGTCAGGTGCGCATGCGCGTTGATGGCGCAAGGCTTGCCGACTGGCGCGTCGGCGTAAACCGGCTAGACGCTGTTGCGGGTGGACGTAGATGACGCAGCAGTATCGCGCACCAGAGCCGAGAGGCGACGACTGGATGGCTTGGGGCAGGCGTCTGATGCTTTACCTCGGTCAGACGCGTTCACAGCTCGTGCAGCAGACGGGCGGCGAGAGCGCGGCAGAAGACGGCGTGATGATGTGGGATCGTACAAACGAATACCCCGTTGTCAGCAAGAACGGCGAGTGGCGGCAGATCGTGCTGGAAGATGGCCATTACGATGGCACTATCAGCACAGATCAGACGGCGGCATCAACAAATACTGCATATGCGCTGACGTTTATTGAAGATTTGGCTGAAGGAATAACGAACGGCACGCCAGCTTCGCGTTTGGTCGTTGACGAGGCTGGGCAATATTCTGTGACATATTCAATGCAAATGGCCTCAACATCTGCCTCAACTGTTAGGATGTGGTTTTGGGTTAGACTTAATGGCACAGATGTTCCCAAGTCTGCAATGGAAAACACGTTGCACCAAAATGGATCAACTCTTGTCGTTACAAAGTCAGCGATACTGCAACTTTCCGCAGGAGATTACATAGAGGTCATGTGGGCAACTAACAGCACAAGCGGCTATTTGGAAGCAGTGGCCGCAACTGCATTTGCGCCCGCTACGCCGTCAGCAACTATATCTATGGTGAGGCTTCATGGATAAAGAGCTTGAGAGATGCCGGCCGTGGATCGAAGCCGCTTTGCAGTATTCCGGCGGCACGCATGACTTCATCGACGTGGCCGAGGGTATCTACAAGGGAACGATGCAGCTCTGGCCCACGCCAAGGGGGTGCATCGTCAGCGAAATAGTGGTATATCCGAGAAAGAAAGTTTTAAACGTATTTCTTGGCGGCGGCGAGTTGGATCAGATTTTAGAAATGCATGAAGATGTGATAGCATGGGCAAAAGCGCAAGGATGCTCTGCGTTGACCATGACAGGCCGCTTAGGCTGGAAGAAACCACTGAAGGCGCATGGCTGGAAGCCACTGCACACCTCATACGTTAAGGAGTTTGAATAATGGCAGGCGGTAAAGGCGGGTCAACCACTAGCACAGTAGAAGTGCCTGAGTATATCGAGGAAGCGGCGCGCCGTAACTTGGCCAAAGCGGAAGGCATCAGCCAGATCGGATTCACGCCGTATTACGGGCCAGATGTTGCCGCGTTTACGCCGTTTCAGCAGGCAGGGTTTCAGCAGACCGCTGACGTTGCTGGAGCGTTTGGCATGGCTACGCCGACATCTCAGCGAGACATCATGGGCGGCATGGGCGCGCCAACGCAATACGCAAACGGCGTGATGGGCTACAGCTCAGCGCCTTTATACGAGCAGTCGCTCGCCGAGCTTGAGCGCAGACGCCCAGCGCAGAAGTCGTATATCGACAGCTTCTTCATCGACCCCGTGACAGGCCAAGCCGGATCGCGTGTGCAGCCCGCAATCGACTACAGCCAATATATGACAAGCGCAGAAGAGCGTGAGCGTGGCCGCCAAAACGAGTTGGCGATTGCGCAGGCAGAAGCTTCGGCGGGTCAATACACCGGCCCGATGACGATGTCGCCGGACGCGTCGCCGTCTGATATGGACAACGCCATGCAGTTCCACGCGTCACGCATGGGCCGTGGATCTGATAACTGGCAGACTGTTGATGAGATGAACTTCCAGCAGGGCAAGATCAACGCGGCTGGCTTCCCGATTGACGCGCAGGGCAAAGTCATAGATGCCGGAAGCTTTGGCGACGTGGCTGGCGATATAGGAAACTTCCTGACGGGCGGCGGCTTTGTCGGTGCGGCAGGGCGCGAGCTTGGAATTCTGCCGTCAGCGGGAGCTGGGCCAGATCCGTTTGACGTACCCGCGAATGCTGGCGCAGGCTTTGAGATGTTCCCAGCCGTGCTGCCTATGGAAGCCACCAGCCCAATGGGCGACCCGTTTGACATACCTGCGGATGCTGGCACAAAGTTTGAAATGTTCCCAAGAGACACTGGCGACAGAATTGTGGGCAAAGATCCCGCCACCGGCTCAAATGTTTACGCGATGACAAAGAACGACGACGGCACATATTCTTCGTCAGGCGGCAGAGACGAGGCGGGCGGCTCGGCAGGCGGCGGCGGCGAGGATAAGATCCTGTGCTGCGCATATTATAACCTTGGATACCTGCCGCGCGAAATCTGGCGCTTGGACCAGCGTTACGGCGTGTGGCTGCACCGCAATGATCCTGAGCTTATGGAAGGCTACCACGCGTGGGCTGCTCCGTTGGCTGAGTATATACAGAAGGATACACGCGGGGCCAAGGTCGCCCGCGCGGTGATGTGGCCCATTGTTAAGGCGTGGGCGGCAGAGATGGCGCACAAGCAGCGCCCAGAGAAGCACAAGTCGAATGTGATCGGCAAGATGATTATGGCGATTGGCGAGCCGTTTAGCCGCGTGTGCGGCATGCTCAAGCCCCGCGAGATACGAGGAGAAGCATAATGGTAAGCCCAGCACCACTATTTCGAGGCCCTGATGCCAGCCGCCCAGCCACAGAGCTTGCCACCCCAGCCGGCGGAAAAGGCGGCATGGGCGGTCAGCCAGCGGTTCAGCTCCCCACTCAAGGCCAATACGCGCCGCTCGCCCCGCAAGGCGGCTTCAACGTAAACCAAGCAGCGGCTGGCGCATTGCAGCAGGCGATGGGTGCAACGCAGCAGGGTCTGGGCTTCACGCCGATGGGGATCACGCCTCAGTCGTACCGCCCAACGATGCAAGGCGTATCGGGTACGCAAACCGCGTATGGCTACAC